TGTATGCAAAAATCTTACACTTAGGTGAAAAGTTTAAAACTTATGCTACAGTATACTTTCCAATGCAATTTGATTTTAGAGGTAGAGCATATTGTGTCCCTGCTTTTCTTAACTATCAATCTATCAACGGTGCAAAAGCATTGTTGTCGTTTGCAAAAGGTAAAGCAATCACAAAAGAAAACAAAGGTGATTTTTGGTTGGCTGTGCATGGAGCTAATATGTATGGAGCAGACAAAATATCATTAGAAGACAGAGTACAATGGGTTGAAGACAATGAAGATTGGATTTTTAAATGTGTTGAAGACCCTTTTACAAATAGACAATGGGAAGACGCAAGTAATGCTTTTCAATTTTTAGCTTGGGCTGAAGAGTGGAAAAGATTTAAAGCTGAAGGTTATGGCTTTGTATCTAACATTGTAGTTAATGTTGATGGCTCTTGTAATGGTTTACAAATTTATTCATTAATGCTTAGAGATGAAAAAGCAGGTGCATTAGTAAACTTATTGCCAAGTGATAAGCCAAAAGACATTTATCAATTAGTTGCAAATTCTGTAACTGATAAGTTAAAAGAACATGTTAAAGAAGGTAAACCTTACGCTCAGCAATGGCTTGACTATGGAGTTAAGCGTTCAACAACCAAAAGAAGTATTATGACTATCTGTTATGGAAGTACCAGATATTCTTGCACTGACTTTGTAGTTGAAGATTTAACTAAACGTAAAGACAAAGGAGAGGTTCACCCATTTGTTGATGACATGTTTAAACCTGCATCTTATTTAGCTAGTATAATATGGGATAGCATTGGTGACAATTTAAAATCAGCAAGAGTAGGAATGAAGTTCTTACAGGATATAGCACGTATTGTGTCTAGGTTACAGTTGCCTATACACTGGGTTACGCCTGTTGGCTTTCCAGTATATCAATCATACCCTGAAATGAAGTCTAAAAGAGTTAAGGCTATGTTAATGGGTGAGGTTATTAAACCTCGTATTAATACTGAAAAAGATACAACAGACAAATTGCGAATGAGTAACGGAGTTGCACCTAATCTGGTTCACTCGGTAGACTCTGCCGCAATGATTGAAACTGTAAATGTTGCAATGGATAATGGTATTATTAACTTTTGTAATGTTCACGACTCGTTTGGTACTACTGCGGCTGACGTAGAAGTTCTAAACACAAGTCTCAGAGAAGCGTTTATCAATATGTTTACTGAAAATGATATATTAGAAAATTTTAGAAATGATGTATTGAGACAGTTACCTGAGAAATACCATGATAAGTTACCTGAAGTTCCTCAAAAGGGTAATTTAGATATTAATAAATTGAGGAAAAGTAAGTTCTTTTTTGCATAGGCAGAAAAGTACCCCTACTAGACAATAAAAAGGAGACATATATGTCAAAAAACAATAATGTAAGGATTGTAACACCAGTTGGCGTTAGTCAATACGCATGGCTTACAACCCCTGATACACAATTTGATGCAGATGGTCATTATAAGACTAATCTTATTGTTAAGTCAGACGAGTCTCAGTCAGTTGTCAAAGCGATTGATAATGAGATGAAGAAAAGTGTTACTCTTGCTAAAGAGAAGACTAAAGGTAAAGAACCTAAGATGGCTAATCTTCCATACGAGGAAGAAGTTATTGAAGGTAAACCTACTGGGAATCATATCTTCAAGTTTAAGACTAAAGCTAAAATCATAACTAGAGATGGAAAAGTTATTCCAAACAAAGTTGCTATCTTTGATAGCTCAGGGAAACCTATGATTGATGCTAATGTTTGGTCAGGTAGTGAAATGAAAGTATCAGCAGAGTTGATACCATATTACACTGCAATGGCAGGAGCAGGAGTTAGCCTTAGATTAAGAGCAGTGCAGATAACTAAACTTGTAGAGGGCGGAGCAGGTAACTCAAAAGGTTATGGCTTTGATGAAGTAAAAGATGGTTACGTTGCACCAGAAGACAAGACATTTGAAAATGAAGTGGCACAATCACAAGCTGACTTCTAATCAAGTAGGTCTAAAGTACGGATTTAGGTCAGGCTTAGAGATAGCAATATCAAAAGAGCTTGACTTAAATAAAGTTAAATACGAATTTGAAACAATTAAATTAAAATACACTGTCCCAGAAAAAGTACACACTTATACTCCTGATTTTTATTTAAAAGAAAAAGAATTTTTTATAGAGACTAAAGGCTTATTTACTTCAGCAGATAGAAAAAAAATGAGGTTCATAAAAGAACAACACCCTGAGTTAGACATAAGATTTATCTTTAGCAACAGTAGACAAAAAATTAGTAAAAAAAGTAAAACAACATACGGAATGTGGTGTGAGAAATATGGTTTTAAATATTCTGACAAACATATTCCTAGAGAATGGTTATGAGTAATTTGAGAACAGAAACAAAATATATAGTTATACACAGTAGTGAGTCTTCTCCAAAAGAAAACTTTGATGTGAATGACATAGATACACAACACCGTAAAGACGGTCTATTTTCTTGTGCATTTCATAAAATAATTAAAAGAGATGGCACAGTGCAAGACGGTAGAGACATGCAAGTAGCAGGAGCTCATATCGCAGATGGTAATTTAAAACTATCTAATAAAAATTCTATCGGTATCTGCCTAGTAGGCGGAAGAACCATAGACAATCAACCTGATTGTAACTTCACGTTCAAACAGTACACCGCTTTGGTTAAACTTATAAAAGAGTTGAAACAGAAGTACAAGGTTGATGTAGTAGGTCACAGAGATGTGGCTGACTCCGTATCTCCACACTTTGATGTATCAGAGTTGTTGAGATAGTTTGTTAGGTGTAACAGAGAAGCGAGAGTAGATACTGTTACACCTTACATTTAACCCAAAACAATAAGGTAAAAAATTTTATGCAAAATACAGAAAGTGAGTTTTTATATCATACGTCATGTGATAATTGCTCTTCTTCAGATGCAAATTCTGTTTACTCAGACGGACATGCTTTCTGTTTTTCTTGCAACACAACAACCAAAGGAAACGATTTGAATAACCCAGTATCAACAGAAACCAGTAAAGAATTTATAGAAGGTAGTATTACGGAATTAACAAAACGTAAAATTAATTACAACACAGTTCAAAAATTCAATTACCAATCTGGTGCGTGGTTTGGCAGACCTTGTCAAATAGCAAATTACTATAATAAAGATAAAGAATTAATTGCACAAAAACTAAGATACCCTGATAAAACTTTTCAGTGGTTAGGTGATGCAAGAGAAGCAGGTTTGTTTGGTCAGCATTTGTGGAGAGACAAAGGCAAGATGTTGATTGTTACAGAAGGTGAGATAGATGCAATGAGCATATCCGCTATTAATCAAAATAAATTTCCTGTTGTAAGTATTAAGTCAGGAGCTCAAGGAGCTAAGAGAGATATACAAAGAGAATTAGAATGGGTTGAAGGATTTGATTCTGTTTATTTTTGTTTTGACCAAGACGAACAAGGTAAAAAAGGTGCAATAGAATGTGCAAAATTACTTACACCTAACAAAGCTAAGATATGTACGTTACCTCTTAAAGATGCAAACGAAATGATACTTGCAAACAAAGTAAAAGAATTAACTGATTGTATCTGGTCAAGTAAAGCATACAGACCTGATGGTATTATTTTAGGTGCTGACATTTGGAATGACATACAAACAGAAGACACTTATGTTACAGCACAATATCCATTTGAATGTTTAAATAATAAGACTCATGGATTACGTAAAGGTGAGCTTGTTACAGTTACAGCAGGTAGTGGAGTTGGTAAGTCTAGCTTTTGTAGACATGTTGCATTAAGTTTATTAGAACAAAAATATTCTGTAGGTTACATAGCATTAGAAGAGAGTGTTAAAAGAAGTGCACTTGGAATTATGGGTGTGCATTTAAAGAAACCATTACATTTAACAAGAGAAGGAATAGATGAAAAACAATTACACACCACGTTTACCTCTACTATTGGTAATGGTAATTTTTATTTATACAATCACTTCGGAGCAAGTGCCGCAGATAATTTACTTTCTAAAATAAGATACTTAGCAAAAGCATGTAATGTAGACTGGGTAATACTAGACCATTTACACATGGCTTTGTCTGCACTTGGAGATGAACATACAAATGATGAAAGAAAACTTATTGATTATTTTGTAAGTAAATTAAGAACACTTGTAGAAGAGACAGGCATTGGATTAATTTTAGTTAGTCACTTACGTAGGTCAACAGAAGGTGACAAAGGTTTTGAAGATGGCAAACAAGTTACATTAAGCAGTCTTAGAGGAAGCCAGTCCATAGCTCAGCTATCTGACATGGTGCTTTCCATGAGTCGTGACTTAAAAGCAGAAAACAATATTGCAAAATTACAAATACTTAAAAATAGATTTTCTGGTGAGACAGGAAATGCTTGTAGTTTACATTATGATTTAGCAACAGGTTGTTTAGCAGAAGTTAAAACAGAGGTGTTAGATGACTTCTGATGAGATAAGACTAAAAAAGAAAATGATGAGTTGGACTATGTATGTCATGGAAGCAGTCAGTAGAGCAAAGAAAACAAAACAGACTGTAACTTTACATGTTGGCAAAGAAAGTTCAGCTATGTTATTACAAGATGCGTTATTGTCATTAGCTTTTAATGGTGAAGATGCGGCTTGGAATGTTCAAATAGAATCACACACATTACATTAACATGAAACCATTACCACAAGTTACAAAGAAAATACTTAAAGCAGACTATGTGCAATTAACATGGAGTGATATAAACTCTGACAGCTCATGGAAAAATTTAAAGGACGCTATGAAAAGTACACCAACAATTTGTATATCAACAGGTTGGTTAATTAAAAAAGATTTAAACGTGCATATCATAGTTGCTGATGTAAATTTTGAAGATGATGGTTCTTTAGGAGATGTTGGTAACATAACCACAATACCATCAAGCAACATATTAAAAATAAAGAAGATTATATTATGAGATATTGTTTTGACATAGAAACAGATGGATTTTTAGATACAGCAACTAAAGTGCATTGTATTATATTAAAAAATATAGATACAAATGAAATACTACATCTTAACAACGCACAAGCTGTAAAGAAATTAGAAGAAGCAGAATTAATTATTGGTCACAACATCATTAAGTTTGACATACCAGTTCTTAGAAAGTTTTATAATTTAAAATCAAAAGCAAAAGTTTTTGATACTATAGTAGCAACAAGATTGTTATTCCCTGATATTAAAGACCAAGATTTTAAACATAAGAATTTTCCAAAAGACTGTATTGGCAGACACAGCTTAAAGGCGTGGGGTAACAGGGTGGGCGAATATAAAGAACAGTTTGATACAGATTGGAAAGAATTTAGTGTGGGTATGCTAGAATATTGTATTCAAGATGTTCATGTTACTCACACTTTATTCAATGTTATTGAGAAAAAACAATACTCACAACAAGCAATGGATTTAGAACACAATGTTGCAGAGATTATATTTCAACAAGAACAATATGGTTTTACTTTTAATAAAGAGAAAGCCCAACAGTTATATACAAAGTTAAACAGTAGAAGATTAGAGCTAGAAGAACAATTACAAAAAATCTTTTTACCTATTACTGAGCACAGAGTGTCAGAAAAAACAGGTAAACAATTAAAAGATAGAGTAACTGTATTCAATCCTAGTTCACGTCATCACATAGCACAAAGATTAAAAGACAAGTATGGTTGGGAAGCTAAAGAATTTACTAATGATGGTAAACCAAAACTAGATGATACTGTATTAAGTAAATTAGAATATCCTGAAGCAAAAGTATTGTGTGAGCATTTTTTATTAGATAAAAGAATTGCACAATTAGCTACAGGTACACAAGCATGGTTAAAACATGAGAAGAATAATAAAATACATGGCACTTGTAATACTAATTCTACGGTAACTGCTAGAGCGAGTCACTCGTTTCCAAACCTAGCACAAATTCCAAGTGTGTCTGTACCTTTTGGTAAAGAATGTAGAAGTTTATTTACTGTACCTACTGGTAAAAAATTAGTTGGTATAGATATATCAGGATTAGAAGTTAGAATGTTAGCTCACTTTATGTCTAAGTATGACAATGGAGATTATTCTAAAGTTGTATTAGAAGGTGATATACATACAGAGACACAGAATCTTGCAGGTTTAGACTCAAGAGATTTAGCAAAAAGATTTTACTATTGCTTTTTATATGGTGGTGGTGTCAAACGAATAGCTGAAGTAACTGGTAAAAAAGTTGGTGAAGCATCTAAGATTAAAAAAAGATTCTTAAATAATTTACCTGCTCTTAGTAAACTTATAGAGCAAGTACAATTAGCATCAGAGCGTGGTCACTTACTTGGTCTTGATAAAAGACAGATAAAAGTAAGGTCAGCCCATGCCGCACTCAACACACTTTTACAGAGCTCAGGAGCTTTAGTGTGTAAACAGTGGTTAGTTGAGTTTAATAAATTAGTTAAGGATATTCCTGAAACTCAGCAGGTTGTCTGGGTGCATGACGAAATACAAGTTGAGTGTCTTGAAAAAGATGCAGAGACTATTGGTAAGTTAGCCGTTGAAGCAATACAAAAAACAGGTGAACACTTCCAATTAAGATTACCATTAACAGGCGAATATAAAATAGGAGATGATTGGAGTGGAACACATTAATGAAAAATAATAAATTTGATATAGATTTAAAGTATGGTCAAGATAGAGAAAACAGAATAGAAAAAATACTTAAAGAAGGTAAACTAGAAGTTAAGACTGAGAGAGACTGGTGGTTTAAGAGTGGTAACATTGCAATAGAAATAGAATGTAATGGTAAACCTTCAGGAGTTATGGCAACTAAGTCTGACTACTGGGTTCATATATTAGCTGATGGAGACAATGATTATTGTAGACTAATATTTGATACACGTACTGTTAAAAAACTTGCTAGAAAATATATTAGTAAAATTAAAAATGTTGGTGATGGGTTTAGAAGTAAATGTGTAATGATACCTTTAGCTGAAATATTCTTAGCAAAAAATTTAGATGCAAATAAAACAAAAGGAAATAGTAAATGAGTGATAAATACAAAAAGAAAAGAGTGTTACTAATTGATGGTGACATATTGTTATATAAGATTGCTCTTAACAATGAAATAGATACACACTGGGGTGATGGTCTATGGACATTACATTGTGATGAGAAAGTATGTAAAGCAGATGTAGATGCAGTAATAGATGACTTAGGTTCTAGTCTATCAGCAGATGATTATGTTGTTACATTAACAGATGCTAACAATTTTAGAAAAGATGTCTTACCTTCTTACAAAAGTAATAGAAGAGAGAAGCGTAAACCTATGGTGTTAAAAGCATTACGTGAATATGTAATGGAAAAACACAATGGTGTGTCTTGGAAAAACTTAGAAGCTGATGATGTCATGGGTATTATGGCAACTGAACCTTCTTTAAATGAAGAAAGAATTGTTGTCAGTATAGATAAAGATTTACGAACAGTACCATGTAACTTATCTCAAGATGGACAAACAATAGAGCAGATACCTCAACGATTAGCTGACTATCAATTTATGATACAGACATTAACAGGTGATAAGGTTGATGGCTATGATGGCATAGATGGTGTTGGAGTTGTTACTGCTAATAAACTAATACAAAAATACACTAATGTTAAGTTAAAAGATTTGTGGAAAGTAGTTAAAGGTATCTACAAAGACAAAGGTTACTCAGCTAAAGAAGCATTAGCTCAAGCTAGAGTGGCACACATACTTAGACATGGTGAATACAATAAGAAAACAGGGAAGGTTAAGTTATGGACAATATAAAAAACCCACCTCACTATGCAAACTCAGAGATAGAACCTATTGATTATATTATAAAAAATAAGTTAACTTACTGTGAAGGTAATGTAGTAAAATATATTACACGTTGGCGTAAGAAGGGTGGCATAGAAGATTTAAAAAAAGCAAAACAGTACATTGATATTATTATAGAAAAAGAAGGTGTACCTACTGTAACAGATACAAAAGATTAGAGGTGTATGCTTGAACACAAACACATTTTAATCAGAGCAACAGTCAAAAAACCACCTGTGCAAATAGATAGTATAAAAGCATGGATAAGAAATTTAGTAAATGATTTAGGTATGAAACCTTTAGGTGAGACTGTTGCTGTCTATGTAGATAAAAAAGATAACAGAGGTTTAACTTGCTTACAAGCTATTGAAACATCACACATAGCATTACATTCTTGGGACGAAGATAGTCCTGCTATAATTCAATTAGATGTCTACACTTGTAGTAAGTTAAATAAAGATGTTGTATTTAAAGCATTAGATAAATTTGACCCAATAGAAATTAATTACTTAACACTAGATAGAAAGAGATATTTAGATATAAAAAACAAAGATGAGATAAACAATGACAATAGATTATAATAGAGATGAATTACTTACTGATTTTGGTAAGACAACATTAAAAGATAGATACCTTTTACCACAAGAAGAATCACCGCAAGATGGATTTATGAGAGCGGCTAAAGCATTTTCTGACAATGATGAAATGGCAGACCGTATATATAACTATGCTTCTAAACTTTGGTTTATGTTTTCTACACCTATTTTATCTAACGGTGGTACAAAAAGAGGTATGCCTATCTCATGTTTTTTAAATTATGTTGGTGATAGTAGAGAAGGATTAACAGGACACTACACAGAAAATGCTTGGTTAGCTTCTGTTGGTGGTGGTATCGGTGGCTACTGGGGTGATGTAAGAAGTGATGGTACTGCTACATCAGGTGGTAGTCAATCTTCAGGTTCAATACCTTTTCTTCACGTAGTAGACTCAGAAGTATTAGCTTTTTCACAAGGTAAAACAAGACGTGGTAGTTATGCCGCTTACATGGATATATCACACCCAGAAATTATAGAATTTATGGAGATGCGTAAACCTAGTGGTGGTGATGTGCACAGAAAATGTTTAAACTTACATCATGGTGTAAATTTATCTAATGAATTTATGCAATTAATAGACCATTGTGTTAAAGAACCTACGTATGATGACAGTTGGAATCTTATAGACCCACATACAAAAAAAGTAGTACGTACTGTATCAGCTAGAGACTTGTGGCAAAAGATATTAGAGACAAGAGTTGCTACTGGTGAGCCTTATGTTTCATTTATAGATACTGTTAATGAATCATTGCCTGAACCTCAAAAGAAATTAGGACTAAGAGTTAATCATTCTAATTTATGTACTGAAATAACTTTACCTACTAATGAAAATAGAACAGCAGTGTGTTGTTTGTCTTCTGTAAATTTAGAAAAGTATGACGAATGGAAAAATGATACATTGTTTGTGCCTGACTTAATTAGATTCTTAGATAATGTCTTACAACATTTTATTGACAATGCACCTGACGAATTATTTAGAGCTAGATTTAGTGCGGCAAGTGAAAGAAGTTTAGGTTTAGGAGCTATGGGTTTTCATGCTTACTTACAATCTAAAGGAATACCTTTTGAGTCTGCTTTAGCTAAGTCATTAAATTTAAAAATATTTAAAAAGATGAAAGAACAAGCTGTAGAAGAATCTAAAAGATTAGCAATTAAAAGAGGTGAAGCACCAGACATGGAAAATACTGGTATGCGTAATGCACATTTACTAGCTATTGCACCTAATGCTTCTTCATCTATTATTTGTGGTACAACATCACCATCAATAGAACCATACAGAGCTAATGCTTATGTGCAAAAAACTATGTCAGGTTCTTTTTTAGTTAAGAATAAATACTTAGAAAAATTATTAGAAAAAAAGGAGATAAATAATGATAAGACTTGGACTTCAATACTTGCGAATAGAGGCTCAGTGCTTCATATTAAAGAGCTATCTGATTATGAAAAAGATACGTTTAAAACTGCGATTGAAATTAACCAACAATGGGTAATAGAACATGCCGCAGATAGACAACAATATATTTGTCAAGGACAATCAGTTAATGTGTTTGTCCCTGCTGATGTAAACATTAAAGAGTTACATGACATACACATGTTAGCTTGGAAGAAAAAATTAAAGACACTTTATTACTGTCGTTCAGAAGCAATTAAACGTGCAGAATTGGTATCTAAAAAAATAGAAAGAACAATCATACCAGAAGCAGATTGTTTAGCATGTGAGGGATAATGACGGATAGTAGTATATTTGATGGTATGGATAAGCCAAGACGTAAACGTAGGAAAAGAAAACCACCTAAACAAACTGTCTTATGGACTGTATATCATACTATCTTAGCAATAGAATTATTAATAATAATTATAATAGAAGGAATAGAATTGATTTATGGGCTTTAAAGATTATAAAATTAGAGATGGTGTGCATCTTCCTACTGACGCATATAGAAAAAATTATGATTCTATTTTTAAAAAGAAGAAGTGTAAGACACATACTAAAGAAAAAGAAAACAACAATGAGTGTTGTCACTCAGAAGAACAAACATATTTAGAGGAGTTAAAAAACAAACTATGAGTTTATTTAAAGAAAGAGTACATTACAAACCATTTGATTACGAATGGGCTTTTGAATCTTACGACATGCAACAAAAAATGCACTGGCTACCTAGTGAAGTACCTTTACATGAAGATGTAAGAGACTGGAATGAAAGATTAAGTGCAGAAGAAAAAAATCTTATATCACAAATTCTTAAATTCTTTACTCAAGGTGACGTAGATATAGCTCAAGCATACTTAGATAAGTATATACCTAAGTTTAAATCACCTGAAGTTAGAATGATGTTGTCTTCTTTTGCTACAAGTGAAGCTAATCACGCACATAGTTATTCATTACTTAATGATACAATCGGATTACCAGATAAAGAATACAAAGCATTTCAAGAATATAAAGAAATGGCTGATAAACATGAGTATTTATTTGCTAGTAAAGGTAAAGGACTAGAAGGATTAGCTAGAGAGATAGCTTGTTTTTCTGCATTTGGTGAAGGCTTACAGTTGTTTGCATCATTTGTTATGCTACTAAACTTTCAAAGATACGGAAGAATGAAGGGTATGTGTCAAATAGTTACATGGTCTATTAGAGATGAGACTCATCACGTAGATGGTATGATTAAATTGTTTCATCAATTAATAAAAGAAAATCCTAATATTTGGACAGAAAAATTTAAAGCAAGTATCTATCAAACAGCTAGAGATATGGTTGCATTAGAAGATAGATTTATTGATTTAGCATTTAGTATGGGTGGTATTAGAGGATTAAAAGCAGAAGAAGTTAAACAATATATTAGATATATTGCTGACAGAAGACTGTTACAACTATCATTAAAACCTAATTTTGGTGTTAAACAAAACCCTTTAGGTTGGTTAGATTGGGTGTTAAATGGTGTAGAACATGCTAATTTCTTTGAAAATAGAGCTACAGAATATAACAAAGGTACAGTAACAGGGAGCTTGTGGGAGTAAAGTTCCCTTTTTAGACGAATACAATGGACGATTTAACATTACCAAATAACGTAGATGATTTAGTTAAACTACTTAATGAAGTTTATCCTGAAAAATCTCCTGATTTAAAAGATGATAATAAAACTATCTACTTTAAAGCAGGTCAGCGTGACGTTGTAAAATTTATTAACACTTTAAAAGAGAGAACGGAGAAATAAATATGTGCACTAGCAGACCAAAAGTACCTGCTCCACAACCTGCTCCACCAATGCCTGTAAATACATCACAAGCAATCGGTGAAGAATTATCACCTCAGTTGATAACAGCAGACGAGCAAGATATTGCAAAAAAGAAAAAGAAAGTTAAAAAATCAGGGACAAGTTCACTTCAGACTACTTCAGGAGTAAATGTTGCAACTGGTTCAGGCTTAAACATTTCTTAATAAATGGAATACATGGACAACAATTTTACACAACACACAGCAAAAGAGCGTTACTTTAAGTTACAAGAGAACAGAGAACATTTTTTAGATAGAGCTGAAGAGTGTGCTGAAATTACCATTCCGTCTCTAATACAACCTGATGGTTTTACAACATCATCAGATTTATATACCCCCTTCCAATCAGTAGGAGCTAGGGGAGTCAACAATTTAGCTTCTAAACTTTTACTATTATTACTTCCCCCAAACTCTCCCTTCTTTAGATTATCTATAGCAGGAAAAGCAAAAGAAGATTTATCTGAAAGAGTAGAATTAAAAACAGAAGTTGAAAAATCTTTAGCTACTATTGAAAGAGAAGTAACTAATAAAATAGAACAACTAGCATTAAGAGTATCTGTATTTGAAGCTCTTAAACATTTAATTGTTTCAGGTAATGTCTTAACTTACTTACCAAAAAAAGGAAGCATGAGAGTGTTTCCATTATCACAATACGTAGTTCAAAGAGATAGCTCAGGTAATGTATGTGAAATAATTGTTCAAGAAAAAATGAGCATTATGTCTTTAGATAAAGCAGTAGCTTCAGAAATAGTTTCTGACCCTGATTACAAAAAAGATAGTGAGATTGAATTATATACTCATGTATATAAATTAGATGATTCTAAATTTTATGTTTGTCAAGAAGCTAACGGTGTAAAAATACCATCAAGCATTGGTACATTTACTAAAGAACGTATGCCTTACCAAGCTCTAAGAATGATTAGAGTTGATAATGAAGATTATGGTAGAGGATATGTAGAAGAATTTTTAGGAGATTTAAAATCATTAGAAGGTTTGTCTCAATCATTAGTAGAATCTGCGGCGGCTTCAAGTAAAGTAGTATTTTTAGTAAGACCTAATGCAGTGACTAGAAAAAAAGATTTATCACTAAGTAGAAATGGTGACATTATTACTGGTAGTGCAGAAGATGTATCAGTATTACAAGCAAACAAACAGTTTGACTTACAAGTTGTAGAAAGAATGATACAAAAATTAGAAGAAAGATTATCATTTGCTTTCTTATTACACACAGCAATTCAAAGACAAGCTGAAAGAGTTACAGCACAAGAAATTAGATACATGGCTGAACAATTAGAAACAGCTATGGGTGGTATATATTCTTTATTATCACAAGAATTTCAATTACCTTTAGTTTCTATTCTTATGAAAAGAATGGAACAAGCAAATGAAATACCTTCTTTACCAAAAGGTGCAGTTCAACCTACTATTATTACAGGTATTGAAGCATTAGGTAGAGGAAATGATTTACAAAAATTAAGAGAATTTGTAGCTGAGATAGGAAACTTAGCTCAAATAAATCCTGCGGTTGTTCAATCGTTAAACCCTGAAGATTTAATTAAACGTATTGCTACTGGTTTAGGTATTGATACAGATGGTTTAATAAAATCTCAAGAACAACTAGCTCAAGAACAAGCGGCTCAAGAAGAGCAAATGCAAAATGAGCAAATGATGCAAATGGCTGAGAAAGCTGTAGCACCAGTTGCAGGTAACTTGTCTAAACCACAACCACAATAGAGGAAATAAAAAATGGTAGAAACAATAGAAGTAAAACGTGACGAAACTACTAGCGAAAAGCCAGTAGAAGAGAATAGTGCACTTAGCAAACCAGAAGGTTTACCAGAAAAATTTAATTCAGTTGAAGACTTAGCAAAGTCTTATGCAGAATTAGAAGCGAAGCTAGGTACTAATAAAGAACAACCAGTTAAAGAAGAAACACCTGTTCAAGAAACACAAAAAGGTGAATTAGACATAGCTGAAAATGTTGTTGAAAACGCAGGACTTGACATGAATAGTCTAGCTGATGAATATGCAGAGAATGGTAAATTAAATGATGAATCATATCAAGCATTAGAAAAATCAGGTATTCCAAAAGAATATGTAGACCAATTTATTGAAGGTCAAAAAGCAATAGGTGAGCAACAAACTAATACTGTAAAAAGTATGGTAGGTGGTGATGAGGCTTATACTGAAATGGCAACGTGGGCGGCAGGTAATATGTCGGAAGGTGAAAAGAAAGCCTATAACACAGCCGTTAATAGTAAAGATATGGACACTGTTAAGTTAGCAGTTGATGGTCTTAGAGCTAAGTATGAATCAGCTAATGGTTCAGAACCTAATCTAACACAAGGCAAAGCTACTCCTACTACAGAACAAGGTTATAAATCTTGGGCTGAAGTTACAGCCGCTATGTCTGATTCTAGGTATGCTAAAGACCCTGCTTATCAAGCAATGGTTAAAAATAAAATAGCTAACTCGGAGTTGTAATATGATTGCTTGGTTACATGCGTTAAAGAAAAGGTATGAAGCTGATGAAGCTGAACATACTGCAACAATAGATACATTTTTACAAAACCCTGTGGGTGTTGCTGACCATGATAAATTTATGGATATATTGAAAGATAGATTTGATAAACGAACTCATGCAAAATGTTGTCTTAAACAAATAGATGACATTATTGAAAAATCAAAAGTACCCCTAGTAGATAAAACTAAAAAGGAGAAATAAATATGCCAATGGGAAAAGGAACTTATGGTTCTAAAAAAGGAAGACCAAGTAAAGCGTTAAAAGGTGGACAGAAAAGACTACCTGCCGCTTTAAAATCAAAAATAATGAGTAGCAAAAAGAAAAAATAATATGGCAAAACGTGGATTATACGCTAACATTCATGCGAAGCGTAAAAGAATCGCCGCAGGTAGCGGTGAGAAAATGCGAAAAGCAGGAGCTAAAGGAAGACCTACTGCTAAGCAATTTACAAGAGCGGCAAAGACAGCTAAGAAAAGGTAGTCATGGTTGCTAAAAAATACCAAAGTCCTTCAGGCGGCTTGAACGCCGCAGGGAGAGCTCACTTTAAGAGCAAAGGACATAACTTAAAAGCACCTACCAAAAGTAAAACAAGTGGAAGACGTAAATCGTTTTGTGCTCGTATGGGTGGGGTAAAAGGAGCTATGTCTAAGAACGGCAAACCTACTAGAAAAGCATTAGCTTTACGTAAGTGGGATTGTTAATATAGTTGTGCAACGCTTATGCGTGGCAACTGCCAATACAATTTAGCCAAATAACTTGACCTACTGCGGTAGACAATCTTGACTAAATAACTGAATTGAAGAGGCTTTTATAAACTAACATCAAAAAGGAGACAATCACATGTCAAACGCAAGTCCAGTTAAATTCGGAAATGCTAATAGTGGTTCTACTCGTGATGATGCCCTGTTTCTAAAAGTGTTTGCAGGTGAAGTAATTACTTCATTTGACAGAGCTTCAAAAACAGAAGGTGCTGATATGGTAAGAAGTATCAGTAATGGCAAGTCGGCTTCTTTCCCAGTTTTGGGTAGAATTTCAGCCGCTTATCACGCAGTTGGAGCAGAAATATTAGGTTCTGACGTTAACTCAAACGAAAAGGTTATTACAATTAATGACCTTCTAATCTCATCAGTATTTGTTTCAAATATTGAAGAGGCAAAAAACCATTGGGACGTAAGAAGTGCATACTCACAAGAAATGGGTAGAGCATTAGCTTTCCAAAAAGATAAGCATATCTTACAAACAATCGGTCAAGCATCTCTAGCTAGTGCATCTGTTACTGGTGGAGACGCTACAACGAACATAACTAACACAGGCATTGCTTCTGCTACAGACGCAACTGCGGCTAATGCAATGATAGATGCTATCTTTGCGGCGGCTAAAGAGCTTGATGCAAACTATGTTCCATCAGAAGGCAGAAAATGCTTTATGAGACTTGAAGAATACTACAAATTAGCTAACGCTACAAATGCAGTCAATGTTGACTTCACAGGCGGTGGCAATGGTGGTGTTGCTTCAGGAAAAGTTATGAAAATTGCAGGAATTGAATTAGTACCAGTTCCTCACTTTGTAACTGGAAACGTCAACTCAGGAGTTGCTCAAGGTTCAGCTACTAATGGTGGTTCAAACCCACAAGCTGTTAACTTGACTAACTTTGTTGCTCTAGTTTCTCACCCAAGTGCTGTAGGTACAGTTAAACTTATGGACTTAGGTGTTGAAAAAGAGTACGACATCAGAAGACAAGGTACGTTAATGGTTGCTAAATATGCTATGGGTCATGGTGTATTAAGACCAGAATCGGCTGTAGGAATTAAAGAAGCGTAATAGTTTCTTTATTTTTACTTGAATTAGGGGGAGTCAAATCCCCCTTTTTCTACATTAATTAAAAGGATAAAATGACAACACAAATTACACCAACTACAGAATTACAATCAGTTAATACTATGTTGAGTGTTATTGGCGAAGCTCCAGTAAACTCAATCACAGGTACAACAACTGTTGATGTATCAGTCGCTAAAAATATCCTAGACGAGACATCAATGTCTGTCCAATCAATAGGTTGGAATTTTAACACACATATTAATCACACAACATTAGCATTAGATAGCGATAACAAAGTTCCTCTACCTGCTAACTGTGTAAAAGCAGACGCTAATCAAGCGTACAGAAATTACAATTATACAATCAGAAATGGTTTTTTATATGATATGGAAAAACATACAGATGTATTTACAAGTGCACCTGCCTCAGTTGACTTAGTCTTAGTTCAACAATTTGAACATCTCCCAGAATATGCAAGACGATATATTACAACAAAAGCGGCTAGAAGATTTGCTTCAAGATTTATAGGTGATAAAGAAATTACAGCATTAATAGGTCAAGATGAAAATGAAGCATTAGTTGCTTTTCATCAAGCTGATTCACAAGAAGCAGATATAAACATGTTGAATGGTGATGCTAATACATTTTCAATAATTAACAGAACAACTAGAAGGACTTACTAATGGGTGGCGTGGTATCTCAGTCTATACCTAATTTCCTAAATGGTATGTCTCAGCAGACTCCTACTCAAAGAGGAATCAATCAAGGTGCAGACCAAGTAAATTTTCAAAATAATATAGTAGAAGGTCTATCTAAAAGACCATCATTAGATTATGTAGCAACTTTAGATTCTACAAATTTATATCCTAACACTACAAAATTTTGGCAAATACAAAGAGATGAAGCTAATCAATATATTGTAGCATTATACAACGGTGGTGTTAAAGTTTGGGATTTACAAGGAAACGCTAAAACAGTTACAGTTCAAAGTGGTTCAAGTTATTTAACATCTACAAATCCAAAAGCTAATTTTAAATTAGTAAACGTAGCTGATTTTACATTTATTGCAAACACAGCAACAACAGTTACAGCAGACTCTACAAACACTGCGGCTAAAGTAGAAGAGTTTTTAATAAATGTTAAATTAACAAACTATGGTAGAGAATATAAAGTAGCATTAAAACACCCTAACATGGCACAAGAGTTAGAAGTACAATTTCAATTACCTACTGGTAATGATGCTTCTACTGATAGTAAATTTAGAGATACAAACAAAATTAAAGATATATTATTAAATGGAGAATCTAGCACACATTGGGATAGTAATGCTAATGGTATTGGTTTTAAAACTGTAAGAACAGACACAGGAGCTACAGTTTCATCAACTCAAGGTTTAGCTAATTATTCTGGTTTTACATCTCATTTTACTTTTGAAAGTTTTGATTCTGTAATTTATGGAAAACCTACAGATAACAATGCTAATTATACTGTAAGTACAGCAGATGGTTCAGGTAACACAGCTATGTATGCTATAAGAGATAAGATACAAGATTTTAGTGATTTACCTTACTATGGTAAACTTGGAGTTATACTAAAAGTAACAGGAGATGAAGGTGATACTTTGTCTGATTACTATGTTGCATTTCAAGGTAATGGTGTATGGAATGAAACTATTGCACCTGCAACTTCTGTAGGTTTAGATAATTCTACAATGCCACACGCATTGATTAATAACAATAACGGTACATTTACATTTAAACAATTAGATTGGACAGATAGAACATGTGGAGATAGTGATACAAATGCTGACCCTAGTTTTGTAGGTAAAAAAATTAATGGTTTAACATTTTATAAAAACAGACTAGGTATTATGTCTGGTGAGAATTTAGTATTAACAGAAAATGCTAGTTTCTTTAATTACTTTCAAACTACTACAACACAAGTTTTAGATACTGACCCTATTGATATTGCGGCTTCAGGCACACAAGTTAATACACTTAAAAACTCTGTAGGATTTAATGAGTCTTTACTTTTATTTTCTGATACAGCACAATATAAATTAGATAGTGCAGGAGATACTATATCACCTACTACAGCTATACTTAATGAAGTATCTTCATTTGAACATGATGATGCAGTGCAACCAGTATCAGCAGGTAAGTTTGCATATTTTGCACAAGCAAGAAATAACAACACTGCTATAAGAGAATATTTTGCTGATGATGATACATTAACAAATGATGGTTTAGACATTACAGTATCAGTACAAAGTTTAATACCAACTAATTGTTATCAACTTGTGAGTAATACAACAGAAGATACGCTAATTGCTTTAGCTTCTGATACAGCAGATTCACAAACTGCACCTTACACTTCAGGAACACCTGTGTCACCTGTTAATGCAGACACAATGTTTTTATATAAATACTTTTTTGATAGAGGTGAAAAAGTACAAACAGCGTGGGCTAAATGGGAATTTAGTGGTGTTAAAATTATTGGTGCTATGTCGTTAGAAAGTTTTTTATATGTGATGGCATCAGAAGGTACAGACACAAAATTATTTAAAATTGATTTAAGAAATTTAAAAGACACAACATTAAATCATGGTGTCTTCTTAGATTTAAAAACAACAGTAACAGGAACGTATGCAAGTAGCACAGACTTAACTACGTTTACTTCACCGTATGGTGCAAAAACAGGATTAATAGCAGTAGATAGAACAAATGGTGCTAATTATACAGCCACAAATACAAGTGGCTCTACATATACTATAAAAGGCAATCACACGTCATTATTTATAGGTGTACCATTTTCTTCTGTTTACAGAATGTCTACTCAGTACGTAAGAGAAAGTACAGGTAGAGGTTTAGTAGCGGTAACTTCAGGAAGATACCAAGTTAGAAATATATCTTTTAACTTTGAGAATAGTGGTTTCTTTCAAGTAGAAGTTACACCTAACAATAGAGACAAATCTACAACAATAATGAATGGTTATGTTATAGGTACAGCGTCTTCTCTTGTAGGACAACCTGCTATTAACTCAGGAACATTAAGAGTTCCAGTTCAATGTAGAAACACAGAATTTGTAATGGATATAAAAAGCAACTCACATCTACCAGTTTATATTGCTGATGCTGAAGTTGAAGGTTATTATCATTCACGTTCAAGAAGGATTTAATGATTAAAGAAAATTATGTACGTAAAGCTATTATAGCTGATGCGTTGGAGTTATCTCCAAAAATTAGAAAAGGTGACAGAGAAGAAATTATGGCTTCAGATGGACACAGTCCATTAAGAGCTTTAGTCTTACCTTTTACTTATGATGATGCAAAAATATATTCTATTATAGGGACAAAAGATGAAGGCGTTATAGGAATGTTTGGTAGTAACCCAACTCAATTACCTGAATATGGTGTTGCTTGGTTATTGTCTAGTGAAAAATTATTTAAGCATACTAAACAATTTATAAAAGAATGTCCTTATTGGGTATCACAAATGAGTGAAGGTTATGAATATCTTTATAATTTTGTAGATAAAAGAAATTGGAAAAGTTTAAAATGGTTACAATTTTTAGGATTTGAACCAAAAGAAGAATTACAACAATATGGTGTTGGTAAAATGCCATTTTTATTAATGATGAAGGAGACAAATAAAATAGATGTGCGGAGTACCTCAAGCCCAACTAGCATTAACAGCAATTAGTGCAGTAGGTAAAGTTCAAGAATACAGAGAACAAAAAGCTCTAGCCGCTAGTAAACGTGCTTCTCAAAATCAAACACGAATAAATGCTAACGTGGCTTACATGAGAGACATTAATAAAATAGACCAAGAAAAAGTACAAGCTGACCAAGAAAAAGCAGTAGCAGAATTTAAAACTAAAATGGAATCTAAAAAGAAATTAGCACAAGCACTTAACTTAAATGCAGGTAACAGTATAGCTATTGTGCAAGATATAGGTTCTTTATATAATGATGAGTACACTGAAATTATGAGAGATTATAAAGGTGATATGATTACACTAGGCAATCAAACACAAGATGCTTATGCAAACATGTCTAAAGTTTATAATAGTTTAGAGCCTGTAACAGAACCTAGTAGAACAGGATTGTTGTTAGACTTAGGTACAACGGCGGCTCAAGGATATATCAGTTATGACACAGCAAAGGCGGCTAAAAAATAATGGCAAAATATAAATCACGAGTAAAAAATAAATACATGGGCTCAGGCTTTGAAGGCTATGTAGCTTCAGCTAGAACATCTGAAGGTTTACAATTAGCAAAAAAATTACAAGAAAGTGCTCTTACAGGTCAAAAATTATTAAATGTTAAAATAGACCAAGATAAAGATGAAGCTATAGATTCAATACAAACTTTATATGCTTCTGGTAAAAAAATGGAAGATATACAAGCTGAAATACTTGCAGGTAAGCACCCTAATTTAACAGGTAAATTTATAGAAAAAACTACACAGTTTCATTTAGGTAAAGTAAAAGCCGCAGAAACAATTAAAACTATTGAAGCTAATAAAAACAATTATGATTTTAAAGCTGAAGGTTCTACATTAAATAAATTTTATGAACAATTTTTACCTAATTTTGATGAATCTGATAACTCATTTACAGCAGGTTTTGCTTCTGCATTTAATGGTTATAAAGCAGATGAAGCAATAAAAGACGCAGAAAAAAGAAGTTTATTTTCTTCTGAGAAAAAAATAGAAGAAGGTAGAACAATTATCTCTAGTATTCCTACTTCACAATTAAATGAAAAATTAGTTGAATCATGGGATAATTTGGCTTTAGCAGTTCCTAATACTGATGGTGGTTCTAATCCTAATAAATTATTTACTAATGATGAAAAACAAAAAGTATTATTAAAAGAAATAGAACAAACAATTATTGAAGCTAAATCTATAGAAGATTTAAACAGAGCAGATATTTTACTTAATATGGATTTAGGTATAGGTGCTGATGGTCAATCAAGAGGTAGACTTACTGATAGAAAAAAAGATGAAATATTATTATTAAAAGAAAAATTAGAAAAAAGAAGAAGAGCTTTAGAAATACAAGATAGAACAGATAAAGAGTATAAAGAAAAAGAAGAAGTAAAAAGTATATTTGCAGAAGCTAACACTGATGTAACAGAAGCAACACCTGATGGTGATTTTACTAGAGCACGTACTTATGAAGAAAAATTAGAATTAAGAGAAAAACTTAAAACTTATGGCGACCCTAGCTACACAAAAGCATTTGATGCTATGATTAAAGCAGATAGATACATAAACACTGACCCTGCTGTTTTTGATAAATTAGTAGAAGAAATTTATGCAGGTAAATACACAAGTCAGACAGAAGTATTAGATGCACTTGTAGCAAATGATATAGATAGCAACAAATGGAAGTCTGCACTTACATTCTATAGTGCTTATGAAAGTGATTATGAAAAAGGTATCAAACCTATTCACACAACTGATGCCATATACACAGCAGGTATAACAGCAAATGTTAATTCTGTAGGTGGGATATTTACAAACAGTATGGGTGCATTAAAACCTAATGGTGCGTATGCAAAAGCTAATGCAAAAAGTTATATGATTAAAGAAATAAATGCTTTTGAAACAAGATTTAAAAAAGAAAATGGAAGAGAACCTACAAGTATAGAAAGACAAGATTTTATTGATTTATCAAGAAATGTCTTAATGAAGATGTTTGAAGGAGAAAATGTAAATCCTGAAGTTAAAGCAGTTACAGAATATGAAGAAGAGATAGCACAAGAAAATAAAGAGAAACTAGAAGAAAAAGAAAAATATAAAACTGTAGGATTAGACACAGCTTTATCTAAAATATCTGACGCTTTAGAAGTTAACAAAGGAATGTTTGATGAGAAAGTTCCTAAACCAGATTTAAGTTTCTTTGGTAAAGATACTGATTTATTTGACACAGATTCTACAGATAAGAAAGATTTTGAAGATAAAGAATATCCTAAATTTGTTGCTGAGTTCTTAACAGAAACTTTAGGTGAAGGTGGATTTACTGATGAGATGTTAAAAGTATTAAGTGAAGCTGATTTAAACCAATTAGTAAGAGATTTACAACAAACTATTGGAAACAGCATAACTAAAAAACAAATTCAAACAGGTATAAAATTATTAACAGGAGCTAAATAATGGCTACACTAGATTTACTAGAAGCAAACGATAATTTATCAGAATTACAAAAAGCAGATAATGCAAAAAATGCTTTAGAAGAAATACAATCAGAAAATTTTTATGGTACTTTAAAATCTTACTACTCATACAGAGAATCAGATGATAAATTTAATAACATGTCACATGCTGATTTGTTAGATTATTTTTACAATGATAGGTCATGGAGAAACAACAACACTGTTTCTATGGGTTTTGATATGGGAAATGTATTTGGTGAAGAAGACGAAAAAAGAGTTCAAGAATTTGCTTACATACAACAAACTTATGAAGCATTACCTTCATGGTGGGACGACCCTAATAGAGACTTTGCAGGGTGGTTAATTGATAATGGTGGTGCAATGTTAGCTGACCCTGTCAATTTAATAGGACTAGGTGTTGGTGGTCAAGTAGCTAAACAAGGTTACAAACAAGCATTAAAACAAGCTCTTAAAGGTAAGATGGCAAGTGAAATTAATGAAAGAGCTATAAAAGAAGTTGCAAAACAAAATCAAAAACAATTACTAGGACAAGCTGTTAAAAAAGGTGCATTAACTGAAGGTTACATTGGTGCAACAGTATCAGGTGGTCAAGATGCTATCTTACAAAATACTGCTATAGAAGCAGGAGTACAAGATGAATTTAGTTTTAAACAAGCAGGATTAAGTTCAGCCGCAGGGTTTGGATTTGGTACAGTGTTTGGTGGTGCTTTTGGTTATGGTGGTTTTAAAATGACTAACAGAGGTATGAATAAAACTGCTGTAAAACAATTAAAAGATATTCACGATTATGGCAGAAGTAACATAACAGGTAAACAATTATTTAATGATTTGTCTGTAAAAAAACCTAATACTAAATTATATAAAAATTTAAGTAAACAAGAAGTAGACCAGATAGAAGCAAGAAGTACACTAAAAGGTAATACTACAAATGAAAGAATAAAAAATCTTAGAAACGAAAAGATAACAAGCAAAGACAAACCGTCTGAAGGCTTCCCCCTAAACATTACAAGATACAAAAAAGGTGGTTATCGTATTTACATTAAGAACAAAGTAAAAGATATGATAGCTAACAATGAGATACCTACTAACAAGAAAACATTAGATGAGATGGTAGCTCGTGCTGAAAAAGTTGGAGCTAACCCTACAGAGTTAAGAAAAACTGTAAAACAAATGTTAAAAGACCCTAAGTTTAAAGAACAGTTTGCTTATATTATTGCTAATGCTGATTCTATTGCTAGAGAAGCTGATGACATTGTTATGTTAGGTAATGAATTAAACAGAGTAGATTTATCAGTAAGTGAAAGAAAATCAATTTTAAATGAGTTAAATAAGCGTGATGAAGCATACACAGAATTATTACAACAACAAATAGAATTACAAAAAGCACCTGCACAAGCAGTGTCAGCAGGTAGGGTTGTTAAAGATGCACAAAGAGCGTCAGAGTTAAAAATAAAACCTGAAGACCCTGCAATGCACAAACTTAAAAAAGATAGTCCTGAAGAATATTGGAAAGCTGTAGGATTACTTACAGATAACGAAGATGTTATTTTAGCTTTACAACATGCAAGAGGTGTAAAAGGTTGGGATTTAGCTTCTGAATATGTTAACAATAATTTATTGTCTTCTCCTGATACTCACATATTAAACATTGTATCTGGTTTAACACAAACATTATGGAAACCTGCTGTATTAGGATTACGTGGTGCTAACATGTTAACAAAAGATAAACACAGAGCTATGATAATTATGAGAGAAGCTCTACAAACTCTTGTATATCAATTTGTTTATTTACCACATGCTATGAAACAAGCAGGAAAAGCATTTTGGTTTGGAAGACCTATATTGGATTCAGCACAAATGAAATTTGACAATCACATACGTCAAGGACAATTACAAAGATTTATGAATGAATGGGCAAAAACAGGTGTGTTAGGTACAGATAATATTCCTATTGCAGGAAGATTTTTACAAAAAGGATTAGTTGAACCTATTTCTTATACTACAACTTTACCTATGAGAGTGTTGTCCGCAGGTGATGAATTTCTTAAATCTATGATGTTTAATGGTAGAATGGCATCTATTAT